CTATAGTTCAAATTTACTTAAACGTTGCTGATTTAATGGAGATTCCTCTCCAATCTCTTGCAATGCGTTTCTTGTATTTTTCAATAATATATCATTACTTATACCTAATTTAAGGCATACTCGAATATAATCAACTAAATCCTCAGCCTTAAAGCTTTTAAACATCTTCTTTAGGTCATCTTTGCTAATAACAGCTAGTATGTCAGCATCTTCCTTATTCCAACTATTACTCTTTCTCCATCGCTCTAGTATAATTATAGGGGTTTGAACTTGCTTTACTTGGTTGTATGCATCTTGCAATTTACTTCTAAACTCCTCACCTTCAACACCAAAGGGATGATATTCCATAGAGTCCATGTTTAGCATTTCAGGCTTATCTTTCATTGCATCAATATAATAATTTATTAAATCATCTGCCGTATCTGTATCGCCTAACTGTCTAATCAACTGAACAGATTTACTATACTGTGAACAGGAAAGGTCTTTAACTGAAATTTTTAAGCCTTTTTCAAATGCAGCTATAATTTCATCAGTATTATCATCAAAGGAAGAGTGAAATAAATCCCATGCCTTAGATAGTTCGTCACATCGTTCTTTTGCTTCAAGCTCATTTTGCCTAGCATTACACAAAACAAACCACTTTTCTGTGTCAACAAAACCTTGCTCAATACTTTCAGCAATAACTATATCTAGTTCATCTGTATATAAATAACCATAATCATTCAACTTAGCATTCCATCTTTTTACAACGTCTTCATCAATACCATTTACCGCCTCTCGAATACCTTTTTGTTTTAAGAAGTTAAAGTCTGGGATGGAGTCATCATTAGTACGAGTGTAATAGCACCAACAAAAAATAATTGCAGATTGAACAGTTTGAGATTTAATTTCCTCATGATATGAACCAATTGGAGACAAAACATTTTGTATATGTCGCTCTATTTTTTTAAGTACCCTAATATTCTTAATATTCAATTTAAGACAACATTCTCTTATATATTGGTATTGCTCTTGATCTTCAATAGCCAAATCGAAACACTCTTCTGCACTAGGGTCAAAATGGAGTTGTTTATCAATTATCTTTTCTTTGTATTTAAAATAATCAGTAAGATCTTTGGCATCTTCATTGAGGAGAATAACTACCTTGCAATCTTTTTGCTCTTTGAGAAACGAAACTAAACCCAAGAAATCTTTAATATTTAAGCCTGCACTATGCCGTTCAATATCATCGAAACAAATGATACTTTTATTTAGTGATAAAAAAGAAATAGAATCGAAGGCGTTTTCCAAACCTGAACCTAACCCTTTTAGAGCAACATCTGCCAAAGGTTTGGCAATCACTTTTAAATAATCTGTAGATTTTCTACCTAACTGTTTGGCTATGCTCTGGTAGTTATGCCTAAAAGTATTGATTCCTGGTTTTTGGTCAACTATTTTAGTGTCTAGAGTATTGTTGAAAATAGCTCGTTTTAATTCTTCTAACGAGTTGACACCAAAAAGTGATACATAAGCGTATGTTTTGAAGGCGATATCCTCTTTAAACTCAACAATAAACTTATTCCAGCTATACGTTTTACCAATTCCCCATAAGCCATTGATTGCCATGACTTCGGGCTCAGAACTTTTGAGGAAAAGGTTAACTTGATTTTTAACTAAATTGACTGACATTACTTATCCCTAAGATTTAAATTTCAATAGATTAGCATGGATTTTATACGGTACAAATATGTCCACTTTAATATAAATTAAACTGGTTGTTTTCTTGTAACATAGAGAGTTATTAATCATATTTATAACATGTTATAAACAAGGCTAGTAGAGAGCTTAAAAATACTTTACCCCCGTATTACTAGACGCGGGTGTGAAAAAAGGCACATATCGGTGACTTAACTGCAAAAGGTATACACACACAATCTAAATCTGATTAAAACAGTAAATGTCGCATTCGATACAATAAGCAATTATATGTGGTAGTACATTTGGATTATATTTTGTATCTCTAAAGTATTACTCAATTTCAGCTGATTATTAAGAATTTGGCACTTGTTGTATAAAATCACTAAATATCTTTTTTCCATTTTCAATATTATCATTGTATATTTCTAGATATTCATCAGGGGAAATATCTAAGTCGAGCTCATCGCGTACAGCTAATATAGCATCTGGCATTTTAGCTGAAACTTCAAAAAATTTATTCATGCATTTTTGAGCATACTCTAAGTGCTCTTTACTCTGAACTTCCCATAATGCATCTATTTTTTTAGAATATATTTTAATTTGGTCATTTTCATAATCTATAGATCGATTAATAGTATCCCAAAGAACTTGTTCAGAATTACCTTGTATATTCAAGTTTTTCATTATAGATAAATACCGTTCTACTTCAGCATTCGCTTTATCACGCACCTTCTCATTAATCGCAATTAAGTTTTTTCGTTGAATTAATGGGCTTCGCCCCAACATCAGAGTAAATATAGCTTCTCCGATGGAGCTCATTATCATGGTTACAGCTTTTACTGTTTTACCAGAACCTACTATTTGTACCTTTGCTATTTTCCCTGCTTCCGCCGAAAAATTAGCAGTTATTATTTCTACATCAATATTCAGGTCTGAAAAGTTAGCTACTATGTTTTGAGCTTTAGTAATGGCTTCAGCGGCCTCCATATAAACTTCTTTCTTTATCGACTTCTCTCTTTCAATAGCTGCAATTTTTATTTGATTATTACTTCTTATTTCTTCTAAAACTTCAGCGTAACCAGCTTTAACGGATTCAATTGTATTAGTAATATTTTCTATATCTTCCTGAGTGGCTAAGTTCTTTCCTTTTTGAGATAAATATCCCGGTAAGAAGTACTTAATTAGAAAAAATACAATTGTACCAGCGACCACAGCTTCAAAACCATATCGAAGTAGAAAGTTTAAAATAGATTCAAACTGATCAGATGTCATTGAATTCACTTGTTTTCCTTACAGAATTTTATTGATAAGTTTCAGTATTATGTATTAGAAAATATATGGCAAATCATTTCAAGGTTAACATCAGGAATACCTCAAAGTAGAACTTAGAAAACAATCACCAAATTAGGAGTTTGAATAATTTATAAGGCTAACTAGTGACAAATTATGGATCACGTTAATAAATTATATCAACGAGGCAAACTAAGAACGACATTATGCGTGTCAGACTTTTTCATAATATTAAGCAGTTCATAAAATTCAGCGAGTTCTTCTGGAGTAGCTGTTAGGGACAGTGTTTTTTCAGAGAGGATATTCATCCGTTCAATTTCTATAGTCGTCATAATTAACAATCCCTGTTATTTGTTGTGTTAATTGTATGTTAAAAACTGAAAATAACAAGTTATGGCTGGAAGCGAGTAAAATGGTAGGAGTTATACCCCGTAATACAGTACGGGGTATTTTTTACTATTTGTTGAGTCCCTCCCGCAAGCGGGTCCCTCCCTTCCAAATAATAAAAAAAGGCGAGTAAAAAACAAAAAAGCCTCTTACTAGAGGCTAAAAGCTATTTTTTAAGAGAAGTTTTGCAGGACGGCAACGGTTGATTTTAAAAATGGCTTTGCACCGCATTAAATATGACAGGAAATCAATTTAACACTGTACGCCCTAGAATGTATTTTTTGCTAAAAGTAAAAAGACTCCCCGATAATCGCAAGCTAATTTGCTCACGATAAAACAAAGCAGTTTATATCTGCGATGCTAAGACAACCTTAATTACTCGCGAGCTCTCCAACAACAGGAACACCAGCTCCCTGCCTTGGCGCATCACACGTGATAAAATCTTCATAATCTAAATATTTAATTTGCACCGCGCATTCAGTTAAGACCCTGACATCATAACCAGCGAGTAACAAATCAACGCTTTTTAATGTAAAAACATGCTGCCCATTTTGATTCGCTGAAAAGTAAACGACCTTTGTATTCCTTCCGTTCTCTTTATATTCTGCATAACCTGAAATAGACAAATTGATTTTATAAAAAGGATGATACTTTTTAGACTCTTTTAACATGCTTGAGTATTCTTTTTCTCTAGCGGTTAATCGTTTAGCTGTTTTTTTATCAGTGACTTTTGTGTCTATGGGTAAATCACTTTTTAACGTTGGGTTTTCAGCTTCAACGAAAGGTAGTTCTTCACTCTTTGTTTTTTCTTCAATATCGGTAAAGGCTTTTGTGAAAATAAAAATAGCAAAGATAAAAAAGCACACAGAAGCTTTAATTGACCAATGTGAATACCACGTTTTTATGTCTGCTGATTTTGACTCATCCACGCTAACATCTGATTTTGTGTGAGATTGATAGAAAGCAAAATACTTTTTTTCATAGGTTCTTTCATGTGTGGCAACTTCTGATGCTTTAGAGCTGGACGCCCCATCGTGCACTTTTAAAATATATTTATCATCTTGACCCATCATCGACTTTTTAATCGCCCGATAATGATTTTGGATCATGTCTCTAATATCTCTATTCACTTTTCTAAAGTTTTGAGTGATTAGCATAATGTCAAAACCGTAGTGCCTGTGCATTGAGTAAAATTCACATAGCGCTTTGTCGGTTCCTTGCATTGGCATGGCTAAATGACATTCATCTATAAAAAAATAAACCTTCTGGCCTTTATCATTTTGCCAATCTTCATATTGTAAATAGTGCTCTTTTTGTGAAAAAGGACGTTCGCCGCCATAGTTATGGAACTGGCCATCAACGACAACAATCAACTCTCGACAATATTCGCCATACACTGAGCAAAAATGTTCAATGTTTAAAGGTAAATTAGTCACCACCTTTCTTTTTTCAACGGTAATGACTTTTATAATATGCGTAACAACAGCCTCGTAAGATTTACCGCCCCCAGGCTTTCCCGAAATTCCATTTAACATATTATGAGCCCCATCTTACAAACGGTATAAGTTGAAGTAAAAAGCGAATACCTAAACACGTTATTACCATCCCCATTGCTTCACTAATGCCAATAATAGACATGGTATGGGCTGTCTGACTTGGTAACGCGCTGATGTACTGAGCAACACTTAAGCCTGACATTAACGAGCCAACACCCTCTAAAATAAGAATGCCAACCGTAAAAAGTTGCTCCATTAACCAGTAAAAAAGGTCTTTCAACATATCAAAAACAGATAAAACCAACTGCCAACTAAAATCGACAAAGCTGTTCCACATTTCAACGAAAAAATTAAGCATTTTCTTCCCCTATGTATTGGTAAAATTGAAACCATCTATAAGCCTCAACATGCGCATCTAATAAAATCATATTAACCACCAAACAAAATACGACGGCAAAGGAACACCGCAGATATTAAGATAAATATTTTTATCGCTGGAAAGGTTCTTGGGTCAATATCGAAATTGTGACAACCAAAGTTACCCATACCCCCTAAATCGAAACACATATCATAAGTTGCACTTGAGCCGCCGACACTGATTTGAAACTGTTCTAAAAAGGTAAAAAACTGGGTGCTTTGAACTTCTGCCATTTTTGCATCAACTACACCTTGTAAACCTTCTGGGTAGTCTGTTTCCCAAAAGCCTTTTAAACCCCCTTTAGGTTTATCTTGTTTGTAGGTTCCGACTTCTGTTATTGACTCTTTTATGTCTGATACATCTTTTGCCAAAAACTTTAAATCATTGTTAAGCATGTCAACGCCCTGACCTATTTCAGATAATTCTGCATTGCCCTTTTTTAACTCGTTAACAACGGGCGAAAGGTCAATGTCTATCTCCCCTTCTTTGGGTTTTGATAGGTCGATGGAATCATCAACACCATCACCATCGTTATCTAAATCGAGTTCATTTCTAACACCATCACCATCGACATCAGGGTCGAGATAATCAGGTACACCGTCACCATCTCTATCCGCATCAATACAAACAAAAGTACCGTTAACAGTTCCGCAGCCTTCATTACAGTTGCCGTACATATCGCAAACATCTTCTCTTTTTTCTGGGCATATCATTCCAGTACCGCCCCAAGGTTTACAGGTATCTTCTGAATTAGTTGGTGTTGTGGTGGTTTCTGGATCACCATCTATATCAGGGAATAAATCAGTGTAACAATCACCTTCTAAATCCAATTCATAAGCATTAACACCATTGCCAACATCGACAGATTTATACTTACATTGAGAGCCATTTGATGTGGTGAAACAACCTATTGGAGCCGTAACAGGAACAGCTAGAAATTGATTTGTTGAATTCAAGTTACAATCATCAACTAAATTTGCTTGAGCTGGGTCGTAACAGCCTTCAATATCACCCGTTTCATTCATAACTGGTGAAACATAACTAGGAAATGATTCAGGAGGGCAAAGGGTTAAAGGTTCTGTTAAAAAACCAAACCAACGGCTAATGTAAGCTGTTTGAGGCTCTGAATATTTATCATCTTCATATAAGCAAAAATTCTTAATATCATTGTTACCTGCGACTTCCCAACAATCATATAAATCAACGTCAGGTAAATTCGCTTGTCCTATGCCCACACATTCACTCGCTGACATTCTTTCATCTGAATTGCCAGTAAGGGAAGTATTACAGTAACCCGTATCAATATCGGTGGTTTTCGGTGCTTGAACATCGACAGTGCCATCTTGAAAAATATCAGCATGTAAAAAAAAAGGCGCTACCAATAAAGACAGCGCCATAATTAAAATTTTCATTTTTTAACCCTTTAACCAAGTGCAGAGCAAACTTCTTTGGCACACATCGCGCCAAGCATTACTATGCAGACATGAAAAAGGGCGAGCATAATACCCGCCATTTCAATTAAGCCGCCGCGATTGCACGTTTAGCTAAACCAATGCCTTTAAAAGCAAGGTAAACGCCAACGATTAAAACGCCTGTTGCACCAACGAATGTTGCTACTGTACTTATATCTACTGCTGTGAAAATATCACCCATTTTTTCTCTCCAAAATTTACAGTTATATGGACAAAATTGTCCGTTTTATTCTGTTTCAGAAGCCCCCGAAACGAGAATCTTTTTATATCAATTTGATGGTTTTTTTAGCGGTTCTAATAACATAAGAAAACCACCAAAAAGATAAATAGGTTCCAAAGCCCCAAGTAAAACTAATGGCAATATCTGCTGATGTAATTTCACCAAGGTCAACATTCATATTGTTATAATCGGTCTTTGAAAGTAAAACCAAGCCACTAGGGCAAGTCTCTACTGATGTACTGTCAATGCTCAAATTTCCGTTACCATCTTCAATAAGGCAATAAGCCGCATCAACATTTGAAACGAAGACAAACAACGTCAAAAAAATAAAAATCTTCAATTTATTGTTTGACGTGTTCATCATCATTAAGCGCCTTTAAAGTTCTTTAACGAAAGCGTGAAATGTTCTTTTAACTGAGCATCAACAGGCGTTATTTCAATGACTTCATTTTCAAACGTGTCGTCATTAAAAGAGAATTTGAGGTCGTATTGCTTGTCCCCCACGAACGCTTGAGAATCAATTAACAGATGCGCGTATTTCGCGTTAATCGAGATGGCTTCCTTGCCAAAAGGGGTTGACGTAGTACGACCCGCCGCTTTACGTTGAAACTTAGGCGAATCAACCGCCTCTAAGGGATACAACACTTCTAATTTTGCATTTTCAATATGTGGGTTTTTAGATTCAGGAAAACGCGTAATACCAATACCAGCAATTACAATAGCCATTTTTTAACACTCCAGTGCATGATTAATTAATTTCTTATACGTGGGAGGAATTCCCAATTTGTCACCCAATACTTCATCAGGTAGGAGTAAGCCGAAGGCTTTAGAAATATCACCGCCAACTAACTCAATAACATCACCCAAAGCACGACCCGCCGCATGACGAAACCAACGAACGCGACTGGCTAATTCTAAACAAGCCTCTTTCGTTGGAGACATGGACTTAGTACGAATACCTTGTGTATTTTCCATACTTTGAGAAAAAACATTAATACCGGCAAAGGTAGCGTCAACATCAAGCAAACAATCAACAGACCATTTTTTTAATTCAACCTCAGAGCGATACCAATTAAGGTCTTCATTCACAATTTTTTGTTCTAATTTCTTATTGTAAATACGCCAATAAATAGGGCTTGTGCGTTTACCCACCGTGACCATTTCAACATCAAAGTTTTTTTGAAAGTCTTTGGTATAGGTATATTCACTGGCGTTTTTAAAGACAGACATAATGCCGCCCTTACCTGTTCTAAATGCGCCATCTCTATAAGCTTTATCCGCATAATCACAATCAAAAATGCCGTCATAATCATCACTTGCCAAATCAACACGCGATAAAAAAGAAATAGATAAAACGCTATTAAGCCAATGATGAAGTTTAAATTTATCGGTATAGCCAAATAAGTTTTTACACCCTAAACCAGAAATTTGAATGTATGCAGTATCACGTTGACCACCCAGACCAATAAAGCCAACATCAACACCCGTTTGTGATTTCATCGTTAGCGAGTTGCTATAACCATGAAAACCTTTGTCTCTCGGTGCGGAAAGGGTAAAACCGAGAACATGATCAACAAAAATCTTAAGGGTTCTAAAATAGAAATCTGACAGTTGCTTTTTAACAAAGAGTGCATGTCTTTCAATTTCTTCCAATGACTTACCCTCAGAGTTTTCAACCTTGGGAGGCAATGGGAAATAAGGTTGGTTTTTAGGGCTGTAACCTGCAAAACCCGCTTTATGACAATGACGAAGCTGTGACAATGGAAAACTAAAAGCTAAGTGGTCAACAATGACATTGTCTTTTTTTGCGATAAGGCGCTTACTAATTAGTTCATCAGCCAGAGGTGATAAAGCATTGTTTATAACATTTTTCATATGACCCCCTTTTGAACTAATTGTCGGTAATTTGAATCCGTGATTTCTACTACGTCTGAATTACCCATTTCATACGAAACCCACTGTTTGAATTTAGACAGTGACGAAAAGTAGTTATATTGGCGTTCACCTGAATCATCATCATGTGTTGAGTTAACGCCTAAAACCCTTTCGTATTCGTAATAGATAATCATTTAAGTCACTTAATAAATTTCTTTATTTTTAAACTACAAGCTGAGCTTCGGCACGAATGGCGAGCATGTTTATAAATGTTTTTTCACGTGCTTTTAGTTTTTTACGAATGGGTAAACGCCCTTGATGAACCTGTTGGCGAACGTTGCCTGTAGTGTCGTTAGTAATACGTGCGTAGTCTTCTACACTTAGAAAAGGGAGGTTTGCACATACGATATCGCGCTTTAGTGTTTCAAATTGTCCGTCAGTAAGTGTAATATTGTTCGTTAACATAACTATTCGCCCCAAAACATACAAAAAGTTACTTTGAGTAACTCGATGACAGAATAGTAAACGAACAAAAAGTTACTTTCAAGACTTTTTGTTACTTTATATTGGGTTTTTTGATATGCAGATGATTTCTAAAGATATTTTTTCAAGGTTGCTGAGTACATCAGGAATTACTACGTTAACAGCCCTATCAAATGATCTTGGCTATAACGAGAACTGGGGAACAACCACACGAAAAAGAGGAAGCATTCCATATGAAGCCTGCTCTAAGGTGTCGCAAAAATTTAATGTATCTATGGATTATCTTTTATATGGGATTGATAATGCTAGAAAAAAAATGGATATAAATGAATTAAAAGTATCAGTGACAGAAGGCATTTTTGCGGCTGTGCAGCAAGAAATGATCACATTAAATAAAGGGGTAAAAATATCAACTATGGCAAATATGATTACAAATGAAATAATAGAAAATTGCGATATTGAAACACAAGAGAACATAAAGAAAGCTATTTAATATTATCAATAGACTTTAAATGTATAACTTTATTAATTTTACTTTTAGTACTTTCTTCAATAGCTTTAAGGGCATTACTTTCCCAATCACGTAAATAGCTAATTCTATAATCAGGATTAATATTTTTTATTTCAAAATAACGCTCCAACAACTGTTTTTCATTGTGAATATAATAATTTTTTTCGTACTTTACTGCTTTCAAAACAGTAAATATGATTACAAGGATAAACGTCCAAATGGCAATTTCCATTTAATTATGCCTCCATAAGCAAGTACACAAATACTTAAAAAATACAGTGTTAAAGTAAACACTGAGTGTGTATTTATTAACCACATTATATTTTCATCGGAATCAAATATTACAACCCTAACTCTATGTATAACCATAAAACTTATTGCTATTAATATATAAAGTCCATAAATCAATAACGTTGTTTTTTCATGTCTAATCCTAAAATACCGATGAATGATTAAAGAGATAAGCAACAATATTAAAACTTGAAATGCCGCTCCTAAATAAAATGTATAAAAATCTAAAGCTTCTTTTAAGTATTGATTGAATAAACAGTTAACTAATGCAATTGTTGCAATTATTAAGTTGGATTGATTGATATGCTTATTTCTATAACTAAATAAAAAACAGACAAAATATCCTGCCAAATAAAACTTAGCAATAAAATAACCTAACTCTAAATTTATCATTATGGTTTAGTCGGTTTAGTTGGTCTATCTGGATGACCACCTCCATTATATAAAGCTTGTGCTTCTGGAGAGATATAAACACTGTCAGCTAAAGAGACTGTACTTTCAATAATATCTTGAGATTGAGTTTCTAATTTATCATCTTTTAGCTTCTCAACTTTAGTATGCTGTTGAGTAGAAATATTTGTGTGTATATCTTTAATATCCATAAATCACCTGAGCCTAAAACAAAAACACCACTAAATTAACATAATAATAACATTTATATTTACATAATATCTATGCAATAATTAAATTAGGTATTACATCAATCAACTATATATGGATATATATGCTTAAATTTTTATTGCCTCTCCTACTAATTTTCATTTCAAATACAACTCTTGCGAAGAAACCTACTTGTGATTTTGAAATGTCACAATTGAAACGTATTCAAGAAAAAATGAAAAAAGGAGGTTATGGCGAACGTACTAGAGATAAGGAGCGAGAACTACATAAAAAGTATCAAGATTGCAGAATAAATAAAAATAAATATACTGAAAATATTGAGATAAAAAACCAAAATAAAATAGAATACACACAAAAGCAAAAGCTGTACAAATCAGAAAAAAACAGCGTTTATAGGTCATCAAAATATAAAAAAGGTAAAGCTACTGCTAATGTTAAAGGACGATACCAAGGTCTTAAACAGGATGGTTGGATAAAGTATTATAAAACGCCTAAGCATTGTTTTAGACCAAAAAACACTTCTGTATTTGCTAAGTGCTTAAATCATAGAGATACCGAAGCAAAAAAGTTTGACGTAATTTGGGCAAAAAAAAATGCTCCACAAACTTTTAAACTTGGATAATAAATAACATGAAAAAACTTAAAAAAATTCAAGATGGTATTTGGAAAACTGACTCCGATAAAACCCCTTATCAATTAGACTGTCGTCCTAGAGGCAATAATGGAAAACGGTTTAAAAAGGCATTCTTAACACTAGGTGAAGCAAGACGTTTTTTGAACCATAAAATATCAGAACAAAATAATTTGAAGGAATGGGAACCTGACCCAGAAGACGATAGACGTTTAAGTGATTTAATAGAATTATGGAATAAACTCCATGGAAAAAGCTTGAATGATATTGGTAAAAGATTACCTAAAATGAAGGCAGCTTGTAAAAGCTTAGATAATCCAATAGCACGAAAACTAACCCCAACAGATTGGGCAAATTATCGAGCTGATAGGCTTGAAAAAGTTTCAATAAAAACTGTTAACAATGATCAAAGTTATATTAATGCAATGTTCAACGAGCTAATTAGATTAAACGAAATCAATACAAATCCAATTAAAAATATAAGATCACTAAAATACAAACAACCTGAAATGGGTTTCCTAGAACCATCTGAAATACCAATGCTATTAGAAGAATTAAAAAAATCTAGAAATAAAAGCACTTATTACGTAGCAAAAATTGCACTTTCAACAGGTGCAAGATGGAGTGAAGCTGAGAGCTTAACAGACAAACAAATATCTAATAACCGTATAACGTTTACCAATACAAAAGGTGGGAAGAATAGAACAATTCCAATATCACAAAAACTTGCCGATGAAATCCCAATGGTAAAAGGTAAGTTATTTACTAGCTGTATTGGGTCATTCAGAAAAGCAATTGCTAGGGCTGGTGTTAGATTACCTAAAGGTCAATCCACTCATGTATTAAGACATACATTTGCCAGTCACTTTATGATGAATGGCGGCAACATTCTGGTTTTACAACAAACCCTAGGTCATGCAAGCATCAACGACACTATGAAATATTCACACTTTAGCCAAACACATTTAGAGGATGTTATTAAATTTAACCCTCTTTATGAAGTGTACTAATTACGTCTAAAAAGAACCAAATTAGGACATTATAACTCACATGCTAAAATGTTGAGGAACGGAAGCAGCCAGCTGTTTTTTTTGTCCTTTTAAACGACTTGTTATACCTATTTCACGCCTATATTTATTTAAATCCGACTCAACTTAATATAGAGTCCTTATAAATGGATAGATTTCTACAACAATCCATCCATAGCTAAGCCTGTAGAATTAAATATATTATTAGTTTTCTACTTGTAGCGATGAAGGTTTTGTTCCACCATAAGCGTCTGCAGTGTATTCATATCATTCACTTTTTATTCATTACAGTACCAAGGATATCCATAGTATCCTTCATGTCTTGTGAAGAACCTTTGTAGGTATGAAGTCTGTCCATAGCATCAAATAATGAAATATCATTTGAATTAATACCAGCAAATTGTGTAAGAACCACAAGCGATTGAGTTTTGGCAATAACTGTAGCTTCATTTTTTATTAAATAGACCATAGTGATTGAAATAGTAATCAGTATCAAGGATACAGAAATTCTAGTAAAAGCATTTGCATACCTTTCAACCGTAATTGAGTTCCCAACTAGGTTATTAATTTTATTTTTTTCGTTAGTTATGATAAATTCCATCTTATCTTGAGCTTTAGATTCTATTGACATATTTAGATTCATTATTTCTTCTAATTTTTTAATGTCATAATTTAGTTCCGAACTTAAATCGCTAAGCATTTGATCTGTTAAAAGTAAATCTTCAACTATATCAATAATGTCATTTGCTCGTGTGGCCAAATCATTATGAGTGATATTTTCTATTTTTAATGTTTCTTTTACTGCCTCTAGTATCTTGCTATTTTCACTAGATGTGTAATAAAATTTGATTTTTTCCCCAAGTTCTCGATAATTAGGCATATACTTTATTGTATGAAATTCAGTGTTAGGAATACGCTCTACTTTATAGTAATCATCAAACTGTATAGCAAAACTTATATATGGATTTGAACCTGAACTATTAGTGTAATAGCTGAGAGTGATACTGTTTTTATCAAGTCCATTTTCTAATTTTTGTTTCATTTTTAAAATATAAAGGTTTATCTTCCTTTTATAGCTTTCTTCTGTCATTTCAGGGTTCATCTTTAAAATGAAGATATCTTCAAATATACTTTCTATATTAGCAATTATGTTTTTATCTAAAATTGTAGTTTCATCAAATTCAACGCTACTTGGATGGGTAACGTTTATATAAAAGAAAGACCAAAGAAATAAAATGCAAAAACATAAAGTAGCTATATAAAAGAATATACGGTTTCGGGAAGCTGATATCACATGTTTAAAACTATCAAAATTACTATCACCATCATTCATAGTTTCATTTTTTTTGTTTTTCATTGGTTCTACTTTATCGGTATTCATATCTTTCCTTTGATAAGCTAATATATTTTTAGAAGTAAAATTTACTCAACTATCTGCATACCAACGCCTCACTAAGAGGCAAATAATAGTTGTTTAAAATAAGCGACGAAGGAGCAAAACCAACTGTTATTTGTCCTTTTGAGTGACTAGTTAGCACTATTTTACACCCAAACTCGCTTTTGCTCATTGCCCCAACCTTCAGTTGACGTAATTAACCCTTCATGTTCATTAGTGCGTCTGAATCGAAACACCACTTTTTCTCGTTCGTTTCGCTTAACAACTCTAAAGCCTATTATAACTCCACCACAAAAAGACGGTTCATTTTGACCACTATGAAGATAAATATCCCCATCTATTAATTTTTGGGCATTTTCTAGAGTAACGATCCAAAAGCCACTTTCCCATTCATTTGATTCTTGGTCTACTAATTGAAAATTTTCTAATCGTTCGACGAAATGTATAGATGACATAAACATCCTTATTTGTAGTGCTAACAACTTATCATGGAGACTTCTTACTAATGTCCGTCCCAT